GTGTCAATTGCCGACAACCTCCTGATCGGCAGCATCTTCACGGCGGTCTCGATCCTGCGGAGCTTCACGTTGAGAAGACTGTTCGAGGCAATCCGGGCGCGCCAACGGAAAAAATGATGGCGCACGAAGGACAGCGTAGTTCTGCGCGATCATTCGTAATGCGCGCCATTGGATGAAGGCCCACAATACGGTCAGCACACCGGAGCGGCGTCCCTGCCGTCGGAGCCGACCATGACACAAAGCGACGAGTACATGTCCGAAGGTGAAGTGAAGGCTTTGCCCGCAGTTGGTTATAAGCGACCTCCGGTGCACACCCGCTTCAAACCCGGACAGTCGGGCAATCCCAGCGGCCGTGCAAAAGGCAGTCAAAATCTGCAGACGCTCTTCAAGAAGATTCTCAACGAGCAGATCTTCCTTCGGGAAGGGCTCCGCGTTCGCAAAGTATCGAAGGCCGAAGCGGTTCTGCGCGGGTTGGTGATCGGCGCAATGAAAGGCGAGCCAAGAAGCGTCGACACGGTATTCCGCCTCGTAGAGAAGATAGGGCAATTCGAACAGAAAAATGAACAGCAGGCTTCGATCACGGAAATTCGCAGGATAATCGTGGGGTGGAAAAGCGATCTGCCCGACACGGAAGAATCCGTTGCCTGATCTAGCGACTAATTTGCGTGCAAACGGGGATGTCTGCAGCGAACTGGCGGGTACGAATCGCATGAAGTTACGAAGTTCAGGCGGGACATGGAAACCGGGCAGGCAAGCGCAATGAACGGTTGGCCGGCCGACAAGGTGGAGCGTTGGCCGATTGATCGCCTCATTCCTTATGCGCACAACGCCCGCACGCACAGCAACCAGCAGGTCGACCAGATCGCGGCATCGATCCGGGAATGGGGCTGGACCAATCCGGTCCTGTTGGCCGAGGACGGCACCATCATTGCCGGTCATGGGCGCGTGCTGGCCGCCCGCAAGCTCCGCATCCAGCAGATCCCGGTCATGGTGGCGGCTGGGTGGAGCGAGGCACAGAAGCGGGCGTATGCGCTCGCCGACAACAAATTGGCGCTCAATGCAGGCTGGGATGACGCGATGCTGGCGCTCGAGTTTGCCGATATTACGGAGCTCGGCTTCGACCTTGGTCTCATCGGTTTCTCGGAGGAGGAGATTGCAGCGCTGAATGCAAATTCCGGCGCCGGGCTTACCGATCCCGATGAGGTACCGGAGACACCCACTAATCCGGTTTCGACTCCGGGCGATGTGTGGCGGATGGGGCGGCATCGGTTGCTGTGCGGAGACAGCACGGCATCTGGGGATGTCGCGAAGGTCCTCGGCGGTGTGCAACCCCACTTGATGGTCACCGACCCTCCGTATGGGGTGGACTACGATCCGGCCTGGCGCGCGGAGGCCGGCGTGAAGCAGAACAAGGAGCGCCTCGGCAAGGTCGCCAACGACGACCGGGCGGACTGGCGCGAGGCTTGGGAGCTGTTCCCCGGATCTGTTGCCTACGTCTGGCATGCCGGCCGCTACGCCAGCACGGTGCAAGATTCCCTTTCGTCAGTCGGCTTCGACGTCCGTGCGCAAATTATCTGGGCCAAGGACCGCTTTGCCCTGAGCCGCGGGCATTACCATTGGCAGCATGAGCCGTGCTGGTACGCGGTGCGCCAGGGCGCATCCAATTGGACCGGAGATCGCAAGCAATCGACCCTGTGGCAGATCCCCGCTCGGGAAGGTCCCGGGTTCGAGCACGGCACCCAGAAGCCGGTCGAATGCATGAAGCGGCCGATCGAGAACAACTCCTCGCCGGGCCAGGCGGTGTACGAGCCGTTCTGCGGGTCAGGCACAACCATCGTCGCCGCCGAGATGACCGGACGGTCGTGCTACGCGATCGAGCTGCTGGGTCAGTACGTGGATGTGGCGGTCGAGCGCTGGCAGGCCTTCACCGGTAAGTCGGCAACACTCGATGGTGACGGGCGCTCATTTACGGAGGTGGCCGGAGAACGACGGCCCACGGGGTTACCAAAATGAGCCGCCGCGCGCATCAGCCCGATCCGTCGCAGCGACGGCAAGTGGAGGCAATGGCGGCTTATGGCATCCCGGAGACCGACGTTGCGCGGACCGTCGGGATCGATCCTAAGACCCTGCGCAAATGCTACCGCGAGGAATTGGATCTTGGCACCACCAAGGCCAATGCCCAGGTGGCCGGTTTTCTGTTTACCGCCGCAAAGAACGGCAACGTCACGGCACAAATCTTCTGGCTCAAGACCCGAGCGCGATGGAAGGAAGCGCCAGCAGAGTTCAAGCATTCCGGGGCGGTCGGCACTTACGATGCCAACCAGCTCTCCGATGCAGAGCTTGAGCGGATCAGCCGGAGAGGCTTGTGAGCCGATACGATGGCGAACTCTCTGCAGATCTCGCCAGCCGCCGCGGCCGACCTCCTGCTCAGACGACGACTGGTTCGAAAAAGTCTTACGGAATGGTGCCGGCACTGTGGTTTTGAGCCGGCCCAGCACCACAGGTTCCTGATCGATCGATTGGAGGCCGTGGAGCGTGGCGAGATCAAGCGCCTTGCGGTCTTCATGCCGCCCGGTTCAGCAAAATCAACATACGGCTCAATTCTGTTCCCCCCTTATGTGATGGCAAGAGCCCCAGAGCGCTCGCTGCTGGCGACCTCGCATACGATCGAGCTCGCCGAGAAATGGGGACGGCGGGTTCGCAACTTGATAGCCGAGCACAGTGCCGTCCTCGGGGTACGGCTGTCCGACGACAGCCATGCTGCCGGGCGATGGGAGATCGAGAACGGCGGGCAATACTATGCGGCAGGTGTTGGCACCGCGATTGCGGGCTTTCGCGCCGACGGCGCTTTGATCGATGATCCGATCCGTTCGCGCGAGGATGCCGATTCAGAAGGCGTGCGCGACAAGGTCTGGGACTGGTACAAATCCGACCTCCTCACGCGGCTGCGACCCGGGGGATGGGTGATTCTGATTCAGACCAGGTGGCACGAGGACGACCTTGCCGGCCGTATTCTCGCAGAAAAAAAGCACGGCGGAATGAATTGGGAGGTGGTCTCGCTACCGGCCCAAGCCGAGGCGAATGACCCTCTTGGACGCAAGCCCGGAGAATGGCTCTGGGATGATGAATACGGCTATGGCGAGTTTCTGCGCGGGCAGCAGCAGGATCAACCCGCGCGTAACTGGTCGGCGCTGTTCCAGCAGCGCCCGGCGCCCGAAGAGGGCAACTATTTCAAGGCGGAGTGGTTGAAGCCGTACTACGACGCACCCGACAAGGCCACCATGCGACTTTATGGCGGCTCGGATTTTGCCGTCACCGCCGACGGCGGCGACTACACGGTTCACGTTGTCGTCGGGCTTGATCCCGAAAGCCGCATGTACCTGCTCGATCTCTGGCGCCAACAGGCCGCGTCGGATGTTTGGGTGGAATCGTTCTGCGATCTGGTGAGCTTCTGGAAGCCGATGGGTTGGGCGGAAGAGCACGGCCAGATCAAAGCCGGCATCGGGCCGTTTCTCGATCGTCGTCAGCGCGAGCGTAACGCCTATGTGGCGCGGGAGGCATTCCCGACGCGCGGCGACAAGGGCGTGCGGGCGCAGTCCATTCGTGGCCGCATGGCGCTTGAGGGCTTGTACGTGCCAACCAAGGCGCCGTGGTATCCGGCGTTCCGTTCCGAGCTTTTGAGTTTTCCGGCCGGGAAGCATGATGACATTGTTGACGCACTTGGCCTCGTGGGTCAGTTGCTCGATCGGATGCAGTCCGGCGAGAAGCCGCGCAAGCCAGAGCCCCCCGCGGACCTCAGCGGCTACGTGGCATTCAGGGCAGAGCCCAGCATCGATGATTGGAAGGTGTGGTGAGGCGCGGGGTCGGCGAGAAGGCTCGCCCGCCGCACCGACGCCCGACCGGCCTCAGGCGGGCCCAACGCGGTCCGTGGCGCGTTATTCGGGCGTCGCCGCTACTCCACTACTTCGGACGGCGTGAAACGAATCCGTGGCCGCGCCAGAGGCGCCGTGAAAGCTTTTCGATAGGTTTCGCTGAGTTACCAGCGCGTTCGCTGCTGCAACAAGAAATACGCAATACTATTGCTCTACTTACGACTTCATACAAACCGCAAACGGTGGTATGCAGTTTGTATGGAAAGTACTGTTGCCTATTACCGTGTCTCCACACAGCAACAGCACCGCTCCGGCCTGGGGATTGAGGCGCAACGCGCATCGGTGAGGCGCTTTGCAGAAGCGGAGGGAATGACCCTCATCGGCGAATACGTCGAGGCGGAAACCGGCAAAGGGGCCGACGCGCTCGATCGCCGGCCCCAGCTTGCTGCGGCACTGTCAACGGCCCGCAGCGCCAAATGCAGCGTCGTCGTCTCCAAGCTCGACCGGCTATCGCGCGACGTCGCGTTTGTTTCGGGACTGATGGCGCAGCGCGTGCCTTTCATCGTGGCGGAGCTCGGCCGCGACGCCGATCCCTTCATGCTCCACCTCTATGCGGCGCTGGCTGAAAAGGAGCGACGCCTGATCTCAGACCGCACGAAGGCCGCCCTAGCCGCCAAGAAGGCTCAGGGCGCCAAGCTCGGCAATCCGACGAATCTTGCGCTGGCCGGCTCTACTGGACGCGCGGCCCAGGTTTCCTGCGCGGATGATTTCGCTGCAAAACTTCTTCCTCTGGTGCACGCAATCCAAAATTCCGGCGCAACGACGTTGGAGGCGATCACACGCGCTCTCAATCAACGAGGCGTACGCCCCGCAAGGGGGACGCGCTGGCACGCGTCATCAGTGGCAAATCTGCTTTCCCGCACCCAGAAATTCGCTGAAGCTTGCCAATTTTCGACCAGCGTTGCCTAGCGCGCTTTTATAGACGGGAAACAGCAGGGCTCAATTCGACCCTCGATGCGGGATCGACAGAAACAAACGACGAGCGGCATCATGAAAAACGTCGGCGTGCGCGTCCTCGGATCCGACAATTCTGATCCGTGAGATAAACAATAGCGCTGATGTGGCCTGAGATGAGCTCATAGCGCGTGAGCCAACTGGTCCGCTGCGCGGCGCAGCACTGGTAACACGCGGCGGATCAGGTCTTGCCGGCTGATGCGGTGGTCCTCGGCGCTCACGTTCATGGCGAATTCGGTGCGGCCGGACTTGACCGGAATCGGCACCGCGATTGAGCGCAGCCCGAGCTGAAGCTGCGCCTCGCCGAGCTGCTCCTCATGCGGGTCGACAAGATGACGATGGCCACCTCGGTCGAGTCACGCGTCCCGTTCCTCGACCAGGACCTCGTTCAGTTCGCGACGGCCCTTCCGCCCGAGATGAAGGTGCGGGACGGCGTGGGCAAGTACCTCCTGAAGTCGGCCGTCGACGGCCTGCTGCCCCACGACATCGTCTACCGCAAGAAGCAGGGCTTCGGCGCGCCGGTCGCCGAGTGGTTCCAGGGCGAGCTCGGCCGCCGCGCCCAGGAGCAGATCAAGCGGTCGTCGCTCGCCGAACGCGGCCTGCGCGCCGACCTGGTGCCGGAGCGGTTCGTGGCGGAGTCGCTGCTCGACGCGTTCCCGGCGCCGAGCGG